AAAGCAAGCCATCGAAGAATACTATGAAGTTGAAGAAGATGACGATGAAGAAGAGGACTGGGATTAGCAATGGCAGGTTGGTATAACAAAGTTTCTGATAATTTAAGCAATATAATTGATTGTATAGATTATTACGAAACTGAATTACTAGATGCTAAAAAAGAATGTTTTATTAAGGGCAATGTAGAGCGTAATAGTGCGTCATTGCCCGGTGTAACAGAGCACCGCTTTAATCAACTACAAGAGATTGAAGCAATCCTAGAGCATATTAATATTCAACTTAGAAAAACTCGTAGTAAGGTATTTAGAAACTTTTTAGAAAGTTATAACAGAACTTTAACAAGCAGAGACGCTGACAAGTATGTCGACGGAGATGACGATGTAGTTAACTTAACTTCATTGGCCAATCAATTCAGTTTGTTAAGAAATAAATATCTTGGTATCATGAAGGGATTAGACACAAAACAATGGCAAATAGGTCACATAGTCAAATTGAGAACAGCAGGAATGGAAGACATCTCTCTATAGAGACTATTTACTTGCTGATACATACATTCAAAGAATTAATTTCTGATAACCTTACAGATGACGATATTGTCAAGGTTTCTTTAGATGATATAACTTATGATATTTTTAGTACATTTTTTAAATGGTTTCCGTATACCATTACAAACGATCAAAAAGTAAAAACCGCTACAACAATAACATTCGACACAGATAATATTGTCGTATCCTATAATGACAAGAAAACCTTAATACCTATAGAGTTTGCGTGGAACAGCAACATTGATTACAAAAGCACAATAGAAAAATTCTTACAGTGGTCTAAATATGTTAATATAGACTGCCAATCATACAATAGTTTTACAGACAAACTAAGCGGCATTCTTGTAATGAGAGAATCTCACAGACACCAAATGCAATATTTTAAAGACTGTGTAATAACTGCTAACAACTGCGACATGGATACAATTAACGCATTAGAGCAATCTAAGACAGTATCATTAGCAGTAAATCTACAGAACAATAAGTTGGACTTTGCGGGTATAGAATCACATTGTTTGCAATCAGCAGAATTTATTGCTGGAATAATTATACCCGAAGATGTAAGTGTGACAAAAGAAATAGTTAATCAATTACATAACATAGATGCGTATGTATATAAGCAATGCACATATAAAGAAATAATTGATAGCGATACATACTTTGATATGGGTGTAGATATTATTGGCTTTGGACCAATAGCAACCACTGACGAACTATCACCTTTCCTACCAAGCACCTCAAGTATCTCATACGGTACTATCCATAATAAACCAGCACACGAAAGAAGTGTAGCAATATTAAATACTGTGATAGCAGATGTATAATTTTATAGCAGTAGGCGGTACAAGTCTAAACAGATTAATTAAATTAGATAAAATATTTCTTAATTCTTGTAGTATTGTAGACGCAACATCTTTAGATCAGTTTAAAGAATACATAGATAAAGGCTTCCGCCCAATTATTAACGGTCTTAACAATAATCCTACAAAAGAATTTAGAGAATATATAGAATATGTAAATGATAATAACATCCATGTAATAATTGATGGTCTATACGAGGCTAACGTCATGAAGTTTCATCATTGCCATATTACATCTCCTACAACATTATTAACATCAAATTTAAATATGAAACAGCATGACTATTTTGATAATGTAATTACTGTACCATATTTTGTATTACAAACATATATTTTATACACGCAAGAATTTAAAGTTAACCCAATAGGTGTCCAAGAACACCTCAATCACACTAAAAAATCGTTTCTTTGTCTTAATGGTGTTAATAGACAAAGCAGAAGATATGTGTATAATTATGTAAAAGAGAATAATTTACTGTCTGACGCAATATTTAGTTTTATAAATCGAGGTGCTGGAGAAAACATAATTAGTGAATATCCAACACTATTATTAGAAAATGATGTACCTAATAATGACGACGGAGTAACATGGGATAATACTTTTAATAGGGACTGGTTTCTAAATACTTATTTTAATTTGGTTACAGAAAGTTCAGCAATGAATGATGCGTCATCCGGTACTATGCCTTTACATAACTTTGAGAATACCTTTTTTACAACAGAAAAAACATTAAAGCCAATTTTTAATTGTCATCCTTTTATTTGTATAGCAGATAAAAACTATCATGCTAACTTAAAAGAAGTATTTGATATTGAAATGTATGACGAAATTTTTGATTATTCGTTTGACAGTATAGGTGAACACGAGCAAAGATATGATGGGGTATTAAGTCAATTAACTAATGATGTTGATTACATGTCCATAAAAGAAAAATTAGAACACAACCAACAATTATTTTTAGATCACACTAGGCACAAAGATATATTAATTAATATGTTAAAACAGATTGACAATACTTATAATTAATGTATAATAGATATTATGACAAGAACTACACGTTTAGAGATTAGAGATGAGGTAAACATCAAGTTTCACGACTTAGATGTAGCCACTAGACGGAAACTTTCCGATACATGTAAATACTTTTTACCATATGCCTTTCACATGCCAGCATACAAATTAGGCCGTTGGGACGGGTGTGTGCGATTCTGTGATATAGGCGGTAGAAGTTATTTGAACTTACTTGATAAACTTATACCAGTAGTAGCAGAGTTAGGGTACGATGTAGTGGTAGACGATAAGCGACATCACTGGGAGTTAACATTTGATAAGATTGACCAAGATGCGTATGACGAGTATAGTTGGCCTAAAGGACATACAGCAGAAGGTTTACCAATTATACTTAGAGACTATCAAGTAGAAATAATTAACAAGTTTTTAGAAACACCGCAATGCTTACAAGAGATTGCCACAGGTGCTGGTAAAACATTAATAACGGCCGCACTAAGCCACCAATGTGAGAAGTATGGTAGAACAATAGTGATAGTGCCTAATAAGGACCTTGTAACGCAAACAGAAGCGGACTACAAGCATTTAGGACTAGACGTTGGTGTTTTCTACGGGGACAGAAAAGAATACAACAAAACGCACACAATTTGTACTTGGCAAAGTTTAGAAATATTACATAAAAAATCCAAAGCCAAAGAAGCAATAGATTTTGATATTAACGAATTTATAGAAGGCGTTGTTTGTATAATGGTAGACGAAGTACACAAAGCAAAAGCAGATGTACTTAAACAATTACTAAGTAGTGTGTTTGCTAATGTGCCTGTGCGTTGGGGACTAACAGGAACTATACCTAAAGACGAACATGAAGCAGTAGCATGTACTAGCACTATTGGTCCTATTGTAGGTCAGTTAAGTGCTAAAGAATTACAAGAAAGAGGCGTACTTGCTAACTTAGAAGTAAACATTTTACAACTAGTAGATACGCATGTAGGCTTTAGTAACTATGCTCAAGAATTAAAATGGGTAACAACGAATCCTGAAAGAATACAGTTCATGAGCGACATGGTAAACGGTGTTAAAGATTCGGGCAACACATTAATACTAGTAGATAGAATTGCTACAGGAAAGTTATTAATTGAACAAAACCCAGACTGGGTGTTTATATCTGGGCAGATGAAAGCATCAGAAAGAAAGGAAAATTACGACGAAGTAAAAGAAGCAGAAGGCAAAGTTATTGTTGCTACATATGGTGTAGCGGCAGTTGGTATTAATATACCAAGAATATTTAATTTAGTTTTAGTAGAACCTGGCAAAAGTTTTGTTAGAGTAATACAGAGTATTGGCAGAGGAATTCGTAAAGCCAAGGATAAGGACTTTGTAAATGTGTACGATATTACTAGCACATTAAAATATAGTAAAAAACATTTAACAGAAAGAAAAAAGTTTTATAAAGAGGCTCAATACCCTTATAAAATTACAAAAGTGGAGTATTTATGAATATATTAACGGTAGAGAATAACGTATACAATTTAGATAGTGTACCAGATCAAATTGACGACTTAAGGTATTGTGTACTGGATGTAACAGATCCAGAATATTACGATTACTTTTGGCACCCACTGGTGTTCCTTGAAAGTTTCTATTCACCGGCAATGGTGCTAAACATAGGCGGCAATGAAATTCAAATGCCAATGGACTGGAGTATAGCAATATGTGACGATGACTGTCATTCTGAAATTGAAATAATACCGCTAACAAGTCTTAACAATAGAGGATTTAAGACACCAGTATTTAATCCAATGGATAATAAGATTCCTAAAATAGAAGAAGTGTTTATTACAAACATTTATCAAGAAGTTAAATGGTTCTTTCCAAAATTAAAACACGGACACTTATTAGTTACACCAATTGAAAATCGAAAAGTTCCTAAGTGTGTGTTTTTTGTTAAAGAAGCAAACAAGATTCCAGATCCAGTAGATTTAAGTGACGTATTTTAAGGAGAAAAAATGGCAAAATATAGATATAGAGTAGAAGGCGGCAACAGAGGCGGCGAACTAGTAATAGGCAAAGTAAGGAATGCGTTTGTACAACAAGCAGTTGATTTAGATAATGATGACCTAGTAGAAAGAGTGTTAGAATCAGAAGATTGGGAAGAGCCCGAAATAACCGATACAGACGAACACGAAGATCCAGAAGCAGTAGTTATACCAAATGAAGATTACTACATGTGGGAATGTGACGATATCGAACATCT